GTTTATGAACAAGGGGATGGACAGGCGCAACAGCACGGAGTCGACCAGCATGAGCGAGCGTGAGATGACGCGGCTGATGGACAAAAGCCGCGACGATGCGGAGTGGTACACCGAGCGCATCACGCGCTACCTTCAAGAGAACCACACGCTGTTTCCGCTGTTCGACAATCCTCCTGTCGCTATTGACACGATCTACCCAGCCAACAGTGCATATCAGACTGGCATGGTGCTGGGGCGCAGGGGCAGGTATCGCGATCCGCTTGACTACCCGGAAAACCGACGCAACTACTTTTGATGGCGCACAGCAAGAACGTAAACAAATTAAAGCAATTCTATGAGCAGTTGGGTGACAATCAAAAACGACCTGATAGCCTTCGCACAGTCGCACCTGCAGATCAACGCGGTGGGGTTCGGCGATCCGCTGGCGATAGGCACGGACAACACGATAAACCTACGGACGGCCGACAGGGATAGGGTTATCTACCCGCTCTTGTTTGTCGATGCGCAGAGCGCGTCAATGCCTATCGGTGCTACCAACCTAAGCGTCAGCGTACTTGTTATGGATCGCGTTGCAGACTTGCGTGGACTGGATGCGACCATAAGCGGTGACGTGAGGTATCGGTGGACGGATAATGAAGACGAGGTGCTTTCAGACACGCTAAGGATCATGCAGGACTTTGTTGCGGAGTTCACCGATGATCCTGATCGCGACTACACGATCACCGGCGCGGTGAGTGCTACGCGCTTCGTAGAGGCGAGAGATGACAAGGTCGCAGGGTGGCAGGCAACGGTAGTTTTTGAGATACCATTCAGCCGCAACGTCTGCCAAATACCGACGCGTTAAAAACACGATTACAGAATTGCATAGAATCAGGCAAAACGATATTTACAACTAAAGAAAAATACAATGAATTTAGGACAACAAATGGATGCGCTGCTTGGGCGCGGTGTCGTAATGGAGTGTGTGACAGGAGCGGTGAGCGGAAAGACGTATGACGCGCTGATCGTGAACGCGTCGTGCAGCTTCACGACTTTGACTGGTGAAGGTGGCACAAACCTATTGACGACGCTGGGACTTTCAGGTGTTACGGTGATGACAGGCATGATTATTTGCGGAAATGGAGGGCAGCGAATTACAGCGGTGACACCATCGGGAGGCAACGTCTTTGCCTACACCTTTCAATCTGTAACAGTTGTAAGCGCTGTCTAATGGCGTTAGGGTTGGGTTATGGCTTGCCGTTTTCGGTGAAGCGGCCAGTTCAAGGTTTTTCCGAGGACGTGGCTTTGTCGGTCAATAATGCATTGGCGGATGCGGCGCAGCGCGAAGAGGCTGGGAACTGCTTGGCGGCGCGTGCTATTGACATCATGCAAACCGTGCAGACGCAACCTTCATTGCTGATTGTGCCTCAACTGTACAAGGCTGGCGTGCTGTACGACCAACTGCCGACAACACGCACGAACTTTATACCCAACAACTCGATGGCAGGGGCGACAGGTAGCGTGCTGCCGACTACATGGGCATCGGGTTCAATACCTGCTGGCTTCACCTTTTCGGTGGGTGCAAGTGGTCAGGCTACGGCCAATGATGGCACGGTTGTCAATTATGTAGATGTAAGCGTTAGCGGCACTGCCACTGCCAGCGGTACGTTCAACCTGTTTTTTTCTGCGGCAACAGGCGCAGTGACTGCAACTACTGGCCAAACTTTTACCTTATCAGCCTACGCAACGTGCATCAGTGGTGACATCACAACGCCTGCAATGGTCTTGCAGGTTCAGGAGGTGAGCGGCTCGACTTTTCAGGCCGGAATATCTACCAATATAGCTTTAGCGAGCGGTGCAGCATTGCAGCGAGTTTCAGCGGTTAGAACGTTCAATCAAAGTGGCGTGACTGCAGCGAGAGGGCGCATTGGCCACCCGATTGTCAGTGGTACGACGTACAACTACACAATTCGCATCGGCTCACCGCAGTTGGAGAGATTGAGCGTGCCTACGCCTATGATTGCTACCTCGACAGGAGCAGTCACTCGGCTTAATGAATCGACCGATGTAGTAGGGCTTCCTCCTGAATTTAGCGTCAGCCGCAACACGACGGCAACGCGCGTCAATAGCAGCGGATTGATTGAAAGCGTCGCATCGGGAGTGCCTCGGATTGACTGGCTGGGGCAGTCTTGCCCTGCCTTGTTGGTTGAGGCGAGTGGGCAGAATTTGGCGTTTCATAGCGAATCGTGGGTAAGTGGCAATAATTGGACACTTACTGATGCAACTAATGTAACAGGCGCAACATCTGCTCCAAATGGCAATGCTACGGCTAATGCCTTAAGCCCAACAGCGGCAAGCGGTTCGCATTTTGTCTTTAGCAATGGCACAACGACTGTATCTTATACAAGTGGCACAATTTATACACAGTCGGCTTTTTTCAAGGCAGGGACAGGAGCAGCAGGTCAATTTGTGCAGCTAACATTTCCATCTGCAAGGTTTACACAAACAGGCTATGCTAATTTTGATTTAATCGCAGGCACAGTTTCAGTCGTTAGCGGTTCATCAGCCGATGCAAATAGAGCCGCAAGGATTGAAAACTACGGAGATGGCTGGTATCGTTGCATTTTTACCGCTACTTGCAATTCAACTGGCACTGGTGCAGGCTTGATAATTGCGCTCATTACATCAACTGGCAGTAGTCGCATTCCATCTTTTTCTGGCGTTACAGGCGATGTACTGTACGGCTCGGGCGCACAAGTCGAAACAGGCAGCGTCGCGACCACATACATCCCCACAACGACAGCAGCAGTAAGCCGTGCCGCTGATACCATCAGCGCATCGGGGGCGCTGGTCAGCGGGTTGATTGGGCAGACGGAGGGGACGATTTATGCGGAGGTGGATTTGAAAAATTTTGAGCAAAACGCAAGAATAATCGCATTATCCGATGGCACTACGAACAATAGAATTACATTGATATTTAACACAGCGTCAAGGTTCAGGTTGCTTGCTAACGTCAGCACAAGTGGTCAGGTCGATTTGAGCAGTAGCGCACAAGTATCAGGTATTTACAAAGTCGCTGTCGCGTATAAGGAAAACGACTACGCATTTTATCTCAACGGCACACAAATTGGCACTGACACATCTGCGTTAGTGCCTGCCTGCACTTCCGTTTTTTTGGGTAAAATTGAAAGTAGCGCCTCAACAAATTTCCTCAACGACCGCATCCGCGCCGCCGCACTCTACACAACGCGGCTATCTAACGACCAACTTGCCGAATTAACCCGACTATAAATGCCGACATTCAGAAAATACGAGTTTGACGTTTACGCTGACTTTCGTACAATTCACGATATAGAGCCTGCATCGCATTTATGCGTTGAACTTGGCCACATTAACCACGAAAACCCAAAGGCGTACTGCGTCGACATCCTTTGGGACAAAGACGAACCTGAACACTGGAAACGTCATCAGGTATGGCCTCCGCCAATAGGCGTGCACAGCTTCCTCGGATGGGATGAGCAGTACACGACTGACTACAACGCGAACAAATGATAGACTTCCTCAAAAGCATAGGCATCAACATCGGTCTGACAATCGCTGGATTCTTCGGCGCACTCCTGCTCGCGCCCAAGATGAAGAACTGGAAGATGCAGCTAATCGCAGTCCTTTCCGGCACACTCTCCGCAACCTACATCGCGCCTGTCATCATCGGCATCCTCAATATACAAGCACCGAACATCGAGTACGGCCTCGCCTTCATCGTCGGATTTTCAGGTGTCAAGATTACAGAAGTATTAGAACATCGTATTTTGCGGCTTCTAAAGTCGACACCACCAAACCAATAATATGAAGATAACCCGACGCGCAGCCAACGTCCACACGATTGACTGCGAGGGGAAGGAGGCGGAGTTTCTGCTCATCAGCGACCTGCACTGGGACAATCCGAAGTGCGATCGCGATCTACTAAAAAGCCACCTCGACGAAGCCGTGCGCCGCAACGCCAAGGTCATCATGAACGGCGACACGTTCTGCCTGATGCAAGGCAGAGGCGATCCACGCAGAGGCAAGGATGATATACGACCTGAACACAACAAGGGCAACTACCTGCAAGCCGTAGTGAACGATGCTGTGCAGTGGTTCAAACCATACGCCAAGCACATCGCGCTGATTGGCTATGGCAACCACGAAACGAGCGTCATCCGCAATGTAGAATTTGACGCGCTGCAGATGTTCGTCATGCTCTTGAACCACGAGTGCGGCACTGACGTCCAACTCGGCGGCTACGGCGGCGCGATACTGTTTGGCTTTGCCCATTCACCGAACACCAACCACTACACACGCTTTGCCATGCACTACTTTCACGGATCAGGAGGAGGAGGCGTAGTGACCAAGGGTGTCATCCAAGACCAGCGGATCATGGCGATGGTTGAAGGCTACGACTGCACATGGCAAGGTCACGTCCACGAGCTGTACCACCACATCAACGTCATCAGCTACCTCAACCGAACCAACTACATGATGAGGCAGCGGCCACTGCATCAGATCAGGACTGCGACGTACAAGGAGGAATATGCAGGCGGAGTGGGTGGCTTCCACGTCGAGAGGGGCAGGCCGCCGAAGCCGCTCGGCGGTTACTGGATGAAGCTTAAGCTGATGCATCTTAACACCAAGAAGATAGAAACCCGCGTTATTGATGCGACGTTTACGACGACCAGTACCCGATAGGGTGTAAAGTGGTAGGAGGCGTATTGATTCGTACCTTATGGGGTGTAAAATCAAGACCAATGATATTTAATTTTGCAACCTAAATAGGCC